CTATGCTCGGCGGCGAAGATTAGCCGCTTGTTTGGCCCATGCGACCGGAAATGGCACCATGGCCTCTGCGAGGGTGGGGGCACAATCGGCACGCCCATCCAGGATCGCTTGCACTGTCGCCGGCGCCAGCAGCGTCAACCTCAGCACCCGGCTAATATAGGAAGGGTTGATCTTTTCGGCCTTGGCAATCTCCTTGATCGTCGCGTATCGCCCGGTCTCGAGCATCTTCTGCCATCGAAACGCACGAGCGACGGCCTTAACCAGTGTGCTGTCAACGTGCGGCGCCGCGGGCGGTATGGCCGCTCCGTCGGGCGCTAACACTAGCTTTCGGCCGCCGCGCTTGCGTACTGAGAACGGTACTTTGATGGTGAGCACGGCAGAATCTGGCGTCCGCATTAGGCGGCACTCCGGAAGCCATCACGGATGCTGCCAAGCTCTTGGAAAACGTGCCCAAGCCCCTTCGTGCGTAGCCGGAGCTCAAGTCCGTCGAGTCTCAGATCAATTCTTTCGACCAGTAGCTGGACTATGCGAGCTTGCTCAGCTGGAAACAATTCTTCCCATAATGGGTCAAGGCGGCCCAGCGCATCTCGAACCGTCGTCTCTGGAAAATCGGCGCCCTCCGACTTCGCAGCGCGCCACGTCGCCACGACAACCTCCGGCGACTTAAGTAGCGCCCTAAGCTGGCCAACGACGGCGGCCTCGATGGCGGAAGCCGATACGCGCCGTATTGCGGCGTCGGAGATCTCGCCTTTCAGCGCCGCTTGGCAGACATAATACCGGTAGAGTTTGGCGCCGCGACGGGTGTGGGCCGGGCTCATGGCGCGGCCATTGGGACCGAACAGCAGACCTTTCAGCAATGCTGGCGTGGAAGCCCGCGAGCGGCATGCCCGCGTCCTGGGGCTCTCGCGCAGGATCGACTGCGCCTTGTCCCATAGGGACTGGCTGATGATGGGCGAGTGCTCGCCGGGATAAGCGACGCTCTTGTGTACGGCGAGCCCGATGTACACGCGGTTGCGCAGGATCCGGTAGAGACCGCCCTTGTCGATGACGCGGCCACGGTGACTGCGCACGTCCTCGGCCCTGAGCAGTCGAGCAAGCGTGGTAGCCGAGCCAATCTTCAGGAACCGCTCGAAGATCATCCGGATGACCGCAGCCTCCGGTTCATGAATGACCAGCTTGCGGTCCTGGACCCGGTAGCCCATCGGCACGAAGCCACCCATCCACATGCCGCGCCTGCGCGAGGCCGCGACCTTGTCGCGAATGCGCTCGCCGATCACCTCGCGTTCGAACTGGGCGAAGGACAGCAGCACGTTCAGCGTCAGCCGCCCCATGCTGGTGGTCGTGTTGAAGGATTGGGTGACGCTGACGAAGGTCACGCCTGTCCGATCGAACACCTCGACCAGCTTGGCGAAGTCCATCAGCGAGCGGCTCAGCCGGTCGATCTTGTAGACAACCACGACGTCGACGCGACCGGCCTCGATATCGGCGAGCAGACGCTTCAAAGCGGGCCGTTCGAGCGTGCCGCCGGAGAAGCCGCCATCGTCGTACTGGTCTGCGAGTTCGACCCAGCCTTCGGCGCGCTGGCTGGCGATGTAGGCGCTGCTGGCCTCTCGCTGGGCGTCGAGGCTGTTGAACTCCATGTCGAGCCCTTCCTCGGTCGACTTGCGGGTGTAGATGGCGCAGCGAAGCTTGCGGACGATCGGCTTCTTCATGCCGCGCTCCGCCGGTTCTTGAGGCCGAAGAAGACCAGCCCGTTCCATCGCGTGCCGGTGATCGCCCGGGCAATAGCCGAGAGCGACTTGTACGGCCGCCCCTGCCATTCGTAGCCGTCCTGCATCACCGTCACCGTGTGCTCGATGCCCTGGTAGGCGCGCAGGAGGCGGGTACCGGCGATTGGCTGGTCGCTGTCTCGCACCTTCCTCACGGCGATGTTGCCGCCGTCGAGTTGCTCGCCCAGCTGCTCGAGCCGCCGGACCGTCTCGGGCTTCAGCCCACCGTAGGCCAATTCCTGAATGCGGTAAGCCAGCCGGCTCTCCAGGAAGTGCCGGTTGTAAGGCGGGGGCGGGGTGTCGAAGAGCGCTTGCCATTGCTCCTTCAGCTTGGGCGTCGACATCACCTTCAGGGCGGCGACGCGGGCCAACACCGTGTCTTGTTGCTTCATGCCGTTCTCCGTTTCGGGGCGTCGGCATGACCGCTCTGGTCGGGCAGGAAGTCGACGGAACTGTCTCCACGGTCGGCAGATAGTCGACTGGACTTCCGGGCGTGAAGACGCATGAGGCCGTGCGCCAGGAGCTCGCCGAGTTCCACGATGCGCTCAACTGCTGTCATTTGGTCGGGGTGAAGAGGATTCACGATCAATCGCACCGAGATTGCGGGTGTGATCAATCTAGTTGGAAATTTTCCAGTCTAATCATGTTGGCCGCACCGAGCGGGTCCGTGCGGGCGCGTGCGGTGTTATGCGGGGCTGCCTTGCCGATCCGAAGGGGGCTGCCGCATCGCCGACAATGACGGTCGATGCTTCGCTAGTCGTTCGATCGCTTCATCCAGCGATTGTTCAGACTGCGCCAACAGCCCCTCGTCGATCTCTCCGCGGACGAGTGCGAAGCGGAGCAGCAGCCGGAAGCTCGTGATGACGTCGCCTAAACAGTAGTTCGCAATTTCATCGAGTCGGCCTGCATCTGCGAAGGCTTCGACCTCGGAGCCGTCGATGCCATCAAGCTTCGCTGGAACACCGAGAAGGGCCGCCATCTCGTTCAGGCTTGGCCGTGCAGAAGCGCCGAAGCCGGAAAGCATGTCGCAAAGATCGATGTGATCGCGGCCGAAGCGATACCAGTAATCGCGGCGCCCGCCATGAAACAGGCCCTGAACGGGCAAGCCGAGCGCAAGTGCCCGGTAGCGCAGCACCGGCAGATCGAAGCCGCCGCCGTTGAAGCTGACGAGCACGGGGCCCGCGCCGCCATCGTCCCGTGGCAGGCCGGCCAGGAAGTCTCCGATCAACTTGGGTTCGTCCTTTTCCCCGACGTGTCGGGCACCAATGCTGCGGACGGAGAAGGGGCCGTCATGGTCGCGCTCGGCGAACACCGCGCCGATGCAGACGATGCGGTGGAAGAGTGGCTTAAGAAATAGCTCGCGCGGGTTCTGGTCGGGTCGGGCGTACTTCTGGCCGATAGCGGTGCGGACGGTATCGTCCGCAATCGTAGCGTCGAGGCGAAGAAGCCTCCGGGCGATCGTAAGATCAGGGACGGTCTCGAGATCGAACACGACGTAATTGGTCACTCGAAACTTCTCCAGGTCAGTTGCGCAGCTGCCACCACACGATGCTCCTCCTTGCCGTGGCGATGAACCGGTCGGCCATCCGAAGATTCGATTCGACACCAAAGCAATGAGAACATATACGGAACATCGAGGCGTCACCATAACGAGATCTGACCCGCTTACGTCAAGCCGCCAGCCAGGGAGGGGAAAGCCTGTGGCCTTCGGTCGATACATCCGCCGGGTACGCGAACAGCGTGCGCTGACCGTCACGGAGGTGGCGAAGCGATTGGACATATCGATCGCCTACCTGTCGCGGATCGAGCGTGAACGGGAGAAGCCGCCACCGGACCGTTTGATGACGGCACTGGCGAGGGCACTCGACCTGCCGACTGACGACGTGTTCGCGGCAGCCAGACGCTTGCCGCCGGATCTGCGCGCGCGCACCGAGGATGTAATCGCCGTCTACCGGCAACAGACGGTTGGGAGAGCGCGGTGACCCTGGAAATCACCTATCCCTATGTCGGCGCGGGCAGAGAGCCTCTGCCAATGAAGGCGCAACAGATCTGGGCCGTGGCCAACCATGTGCGTCGTCAGCTGACGCCAAGGCCGAATGTCCCGCTCCTGGACCTGGAACGCCTGACACGCGCGACCAAGAGCATGCGCGTGAACGGCGTCGCTGTTTCGATGCACTGGGACCTTCAACGGCCCATTCACGATGGAAGCGGCCGCGAGGCACTGGGTGTGACAGAAGCCGATCCGGCAGTGCCCGGCATGGTGATCATCAGCGTGAACGCCGAGCTGATCGCCGATCGGGACTATCTCAAGCGATCGACAGTGGCGCATGAGTTTGGCCATGCCGTGTTCGATGGCCCATCGATGCTGCGTCAGGCGGGCAAGCCTGCCTTCTCCATGGTGACGCCGGACGAGAGCCATTTCGAGACCGCTGCCCCGGAGCGCAAAGGCACCGACTGGCGTGAGTTCCGGGCGAATGAGTTCATGGGAGCGCTCTTGGTTCCACGCTCGGTGCTTCAACGGGAACTGGTCCGCCACTCGGTCGCGTCTGGCCTTGCTCTGTTCGACGCCGGCGAGAGCGAGCCAGTCCTGCGTAGGAGGAGCGATCCTAATCGTATCGAGGGATTGTTAATAGACCTCGGCGAACGGTTCGGCGTGTCCGCAACGTTCATCGAGTATCGTCTCCATCGATACGGACTCGTCCATTAGGACCACGGCATGGGCGCGCGATGATGCTGAGGGGCTAATTCGCGTGCGGCATGACTGATTGACGCAAAGAGGCAACGGAGGGGAACGTGCCACTGCCGCAGAAGCGTTGGTTTCGCTTGGCCGAGGTCGCGAAGCGCTGGTCGATGGCTGTATCGGATCTCGAGGATTATGCCCTCGACGAGATGCTGCAGCTTGCGACGTTCGTCGTCGACCTCCCGGCGGAGATGGGTAGCTGGGAAGGAAACGGACAGCGCGACTGTTTCTCGGTGCAGGATTTGCCAATCCTGAACGGCCCGCAGGCGCTGCTGCGAAGCAGCCTGCTGGCGATCTTCCGCGATGGGCAAGCCGAAGTTCGGGCGTTTCGATACCAACAGCCCAACACCTACCTGCACATCAGGTCGGATGTGGCGGCCATTGTCGTGCGCCGCGACGATCTGATCGTGACACGCGAGGAGCGGGACCGCTTCGAGTGCGAGCATGCTGCAACGTCGGCGCCGGACGAACCACCCGCAGGCACGGAGAACTGGTACAGCCAGGATTTCTCGCGCGTGCTGCTCGCCGGCACATGGCACAAGTTCGGCAAGAAGCAGGCTGCCGTGCTGCGGTCGCTCAAGGCTGCCGGCGATCGCGGCGAGCGTTGGTGCGACGGTCAGAAGATCCTGAACGAAGTAGAATCCAGTTCAATGCGACTGGTTGATCTCTTCAAGTACAAACCGGTGTGGCGACAGCTGATCGAGACCGACGGAAACGGTGGCTTTCGTCTCAACACCGCGATGTTGTCACCGGAACGGCGGCGCGTGCGGTTGTTCAGGCTGTCTGGACCGCCGAGGGCTGTAACGCGTGCGGCGAAGGCGGTATCCGGTCGTCTGCCAAGAGCGGCGACGTCAGCGCGCGCCTGAAGGGTTTTCCACAGGGGTGGGAAGCCGTTCCCACTCTTCCCACTCTTTCCCATCCTTCTTCCCATAATTTCCCATGGTTCCTCCCACTCCATAGCCAAACGACATCCCACCCTTGCTTGCTCGATATTCCCGACGTCATTGAACAGTCGGGATCGAAGCGATGGAACGCATCGAATGTCTCAGCAGCAAACTGTTGGCACGGCGCTGGGGACTGAGCCCCAGCACACTGGAGCGCTGGCGGCATAAGAGAAAGGGCCCACCGCATCTGAAGATCGGCGGCCGCGTCCGCTACCGGCTGCAGGATATCGAACACTTCGAGGCCGCTCGTGTCGGGCATGCCGAAGCCGACCGAGGCCAGGCATGAAAGTGGCGACGGCCCTCGAGCCGCGGTTGGATGAGATCGCGCTCTGCGCCTGGGCCGCGCACGCCGAACCCGGCGAGGCGCTGGTCTATCACCGCGGTCTGCTCGCTCTCGATCGCGGTCCTCCTGGGCAGTCATTGCTGTCGCCGGATGCGCTGACACTGGCGAAAACCGGCAACATGGCGATGAAGCTCGCGGAGCGTGGCTTCGTTCATCTCGTGCAACGCCGTCTCGCGCCCGACCAATTCCTCTATCTCGCGATCGCCCGGCCACGCGCTGGCGAGGGCAATGGCTCGATCTCATCCCTGCTGTCGAAGGGGAACGACTAATGGCGAACCTCTCGAATCGTCCGACGCTTGCTTCGATTCACTCGATGCCGATTGCAGAGGTCGCCGAGCTGCTCGCCGAACATCTGGCCTTGTTGCAGGAAGAGGCTGCCGAAGCCCTCGACGCCGCCAAGCAGATGAAGGAGCAGGTCGACGGCGCCATAGCGCTCCGCTTCGCAGGTCTCGCGGACGCACAGCGGCGCGCCGCCGGCAAGGACACCGGCATCGTGCGGTTCGATCGCGACGGCGTGACGGTCGTAGCCGACCTCCCCAAGAAGGTCGACTGGGACCAGTTGCTGATCGCCGCCGTGGTCGAGCGCATCCGCGCCGCAGGCGACGATCCCAGCCAGTACGTCGACATCGCCATAAAGGTGCCCGAGCGCAAATACGGCGCCTGGCCCGACAACATCCGCGCCGCGTTCGCCCCGGCGCGCACCGTGAAGACGGGCAAGCAGACCTTCCGACTGACGATTACCGCCGACGTGCCCGCCTAGAACAGGCGGCTGGGCAGCCCGATCCGCGAGGACGGGCAGGCATCCCTTCGGCGCCCGGTCACGCCCCGCCGCCTCTCCCATCATCCACTCATCAACCAGGAGTCCCGAGTGCCCGTACGCATCATCACCGCCGACGAACGGCTGGCAGCCGCCAACAACAAAACCTCGCTTGCCATCTTCGGCCCTTGGGGCTGCGGCAAGACCTCCCTGCTGAAGACGCTGCCCGTGGCCGACACCGTGTGCCTCGATCTCGAGGCTGGCATGAAGTCGGTCCAGGATTGGCCCGGCGGCAGCATTGCGGTGCGCAGCTTCGGTGATTTCCGCGATCTCGCGGTGTTGATCGGCGGGCCCGACCCGGCCGCCGACCCCAATGCCTGGTACAGTGCGCAGCATCACCAGCATGCTCGCAGCGTATATGCCGGCACTGGCGTCGAGGAATACCTCGCCTCGAAACCCATCGTATTCGTCGATTCGATCACCGACCTGACCCGCCAGGCCATGGTCTATGCGAAGCAGCAGCCCGAGGCGGTCTCGGACCGCACCGGCAAGGCCGACGTGCGCGGAGCCTATGGCTTGCTCGGCCGCGAGGTGATCCAGGCCCTGAAACACCTGCAGCATGCCCCGGGCAAGACGGTGATCTTCGTCGGCGTGCTCGAGAAGGTGACCGACGAGTTTCAGGCCGTCAGGTGGCAGCCGCAGATGGAGGGATCGAAGGCCGGCCGCGAGCTGCCCGGTATCGTCGATCAGGTGATGTCGATGCACCTGTTCTCACGCGACGCCGAAGGCGGCTTCGTGCTCGACGAGCGGGCGACCGAGCGCCGGCTGGTGTGCTGCTCGGGGAATTCGTTCGGCCTTCCCGCCAAAGACCGCTCCGGCCGCCTCGAGATGACTGAGCCGCCCGATCTCGGCGCGCTACTCGCCAAGATCAATCGCTCGGCCGCGACGTCCTGGCCTGCCTCGGCCCCCCTCATCGCCACCGCTGCTTAACCCTCAACACACAGGAGACAACGATGTACGACATGAACGATGCCGGTCCGCAGATGCCGCCGGCCGGCGACCTGATCCCCGATGGCACTTTTGCCAAGCTGCGCATGACAGTCCGCCCAGGCGGTACGAACGGCGCAGTGCCGATGGATGCTGGGCTGCTGCGTGCCTCGCGGTCGGGCGACTCCAAGCAGCTCGATTGCGAATTCACGGTGGTCGAGGGCAGCTTTGCCCGCCGCAAGTTCTGGCAGATGTTCACCGTGTCCGGCGGCAAGCTCGACGACAAGGGCCAGTCCAAGGGCTGGAACATCTCCAAGGCAACGTTCCGCGCCATGATCGACAGCGCACTTGGCCTCGATCCCAAGGACGAAAGCGCGGCAGCCCGGCAGAAGCGAGTACTCCAAGGGCTGAAGCAGCTCGACGGCATCGTGTTCGCTGCCCGCGTCATGGTCGAGCCGTCGTCGGATCCGCAATACAAGGACACCAACAAGCTGGCCAATGTCGTGCTGCCGGGAGAGCCCGCCCATGCAGCCATCATGCGGGGCGAGACGGTCGAGGCGGATCCGATCAAGGCACGCCCGCGTAAGGCGGCCGCTGCGACCGTGCAAGCGCCTCTCTGGAGCGCCTCGCCGCCGTCCTCGGACAAGCCGTGGTCTGGCCAGCCCACTCCGGCCGCTGTCGCGTCAACACCGGCGCCAGCCCCGTCGGCCGGACCTGCGTGGCTCAATGGTTGAGCCGCATGACCGACGATGAGTGGCAGGCACACATGACCCGGGAAGCAGCGAGAGCGATCGGCACATGGCTCGAAGGACGTGGAAGGCTTCACCAGCCCATCGCCGCGCTCACGCTCGCCGATCTGGAAGCCATGGCCATGAACGCGATCTCCCGCTTCGTCGTGCTGGGCATGGAACGCATCAAGCATCGTCCTGCCGAGGCCGGGAGCCCAATGCAGATCTTGCTCGCATAGCGCCTTGCGCCCTGTGCGGCCGGGAGGCCCGTGGCTTCGGCTACGTGCATCGGCTGCTCTGGGACCGCTTTCCTCATTATCGCTTCTGTTCGATGCGCTGCCTCGACGCCGGGGCAGCGTCTGCCAGGGAGAATAACGGCATGGTCGACAAGACGGCTCGCGAGCTGCAGGCACTGAAGGATGCCCGCAAGCCCTTCGCCGAGGCACTCACCAATCTCGGCCTGATGGATGCATTCTTCAACCGCACCGCCGCCGAAATCGACGTGCTGCTCGAGGCGGCAGTCACGGGCTTCATCGAAAGCATGCAGCATCAGGTCGCCGCCAATAAGGTGAGCGGCCAGCTCCTCGACGACCAGATTCCCTTTTGAGCGCGCCATGATCGACCTCAATCATGGCTCCGGCGCCATCTACGCACCCGCAGCGGCGCAACAGACTGTTGGCGAGCGCATCAACGGCTTGATCGATCGGGCGCTGCTCGACCGCCATGCGCAACAGCAGCCGCGCGACTATCTCGGCGGCAGCCGGGTCGGCGAGCCGTGCGCCCGCAAGCTGGTTTACGAGGTGATGCATACGGCGATCGATGTCGACAAGGGCTTCGATGGTCGCACACTGCGAATCTTCGACGTGGGGCACTATTTCGAGACCCTCTCGATCAGGTGGCTCCGAGCTGCAGGCTTCGACCTGCGCACCCACCGGCGCGACGGCGAGCAATTCGGCTTCGTCACTGCCGGCGGCCGGGTTCGCGGACACATCGACGGCGTCATCGTGGCCGGGCCCGATATCGGCGTCGCCTGGCCGGCCCTGTTCGAGCACAAGGCGCTCAACAACCGCTCGTGGGGCGAACTGGCACGCCAGGGCGTTCGCCGGTCGAAGCCGATCTACTACGCCCAGCTGCAGATCTACATGGCCTACATGGAGCTGGAGCGAGCGCTGTTCACCGCGCTCAACAAGGACAGCCAGGCGCTTCACCACGAGCTCGTGCCGCTCGACCTTCAGGCCGCCCAGGCGCTGTCCGACAAGGCCGTCGACATCATTCGTGCTGCGGAGGCGGGAGAATTGCCGCCGCGCATTGCCGCCAGCCCCGATTTCTATCTCTGCCGCTGGTGCGCCTATGCCGAACGCTGCTGGGAGACGAAGGTATGAGCTTCAGCCCATCGGACATCCAGGCGAAGGCCATCGCCTCGATCAAGGATTGGTTCGACAACCGGTCCGCCACGCAGCAGGTGTTTCGGCTGTTCGGCTATGCCGGGACGGGCAAGTCGACGGTGCTCCGATTTGCGCTCGAGGAGCTTGGGCTCGATCCGCATCGCAGTGGCCGCGACGATGGAAACTGTGTGCCGGGTGTCGTCACCGCCACCTTCACCGGCAAGGCAGCACTGGTGCTCCGTCGCAAGGGAACGCCGGCGCGCACCATTCATAGCCTGATCTACAGCGTCCTGCAGGCGACCGATGAGGAAGTCGCGGCCGCCATCGCCAAGATCGAGGAGGCAGAGAAGGCTGCGTGCCGGCTGTCGGGTTTCGAGCGCACCGCCGCAGAGGCGGGGATCGAGGCGATGCGGCAGGCCTTGTCCGGCATGAAGAAGCCGCACTTCGCGCTTAATCCGCAAAGCGATGCGGCGCACGCGCGGCTAATCGTCCTAGACGAGGTCTCCATGGTCGGCGAGGAGATGGCACGCGACCTGATGAGCTTCGGCCGGCCAATCCTGGTCCTGGGTGACCCTGGGCAGCTGCCGCCGATCAAGGGTGAGGGCGCCTTCACCCGAGATGCTCCCGATATCATGCTGACGGAGATCCATCGTCAGGCCGGGGAGAGCGCCATCATCCGGCTCGCCACCCTAGCTCGGCAGGGCGAACCGATCGGCTTCGGCCAGCATGACGACTTCGTCTGGAAGATGCGCAAGATGGACGTCACGCCCGAGCAGGCGCTGCGTGGCGGACAGGTGATCTGCGGCATGAACGCGACACGGCTACAGCTCAACAACGCGATGCGCGCAGCCGCGGGCTTCAGTGGGACCTGGTTGCCGACGGGGTCCAGCGAGAAGATCATCTGCCTCAAGAACCAGAACGACCTAGGGCTGATCAACGGCATGTTCATTACCCTCGACGACATCGTCGACGAGGGCAGCCTGTTCTTCTCGGCTGTGGTGACAGACGAGGACGGCAATCGCATTGGGGCACCTGGTAAGGACGGCAAGCCGGGGCGCCTGCGCCTCTACAAAGGGCACTTCGAGGACCATGTCGCGTTCGACCGCAACCGCCACGACCGCGACTGGAAGGAGAAGCGACATCTGACCGAGGCGACGTTCGGCTGGGCAATAACAGGTCATAAGAGTCAGGGCTCGCAGTGGCAGAACGTGGTCGTTTGGGATGATGGTCTTGGTCGTACGGACGAGGACCGGCGCCGCTGGCTCTACACCGTCATCACCCGCGCCGAGCAGGGTCTGGTGATCCTCGCGTGATCGATCTGAACGACGTCTGGCAGCCGCCGGCCCGTCTCGATCTCTCCGCGATTCGTGAGCAGCTTTCCGCGACCGCAGCGGACTGGTTGCCCGGGCTATTCCCACAGGCGCGACTGTCAGCGGACCGCAAGGCGCTGCGCTGCGCCGATCTGTCGGGCCGGCCGCCACGGAACGAGGGCTCGTGCGTGATCAATCTGCGCGGCTCGCGGGCGGGCTGGGGCTACGATCACTCGACCGGAGAATCGGCTGGTCCCATTGATCTGATCCACTATGCCACCGGGCTGGCCGACAGCGCTTTGTTCGAGGAGGCAGCCCGGCTCGCCCGCATGGACGTCATTCCTGCTCGGCGATCGCCTGCACATCACGCACGTGACCACACGCACGAAGTCGCCCGGATCCTCGACGGCTGCCGCCCGCTTGGTGGTTCGCTCGCAGAGACCTACCTG